AAGATATGACGATCAATGATAATCTTGAACGCCAGATTCGAGAGTGTGGTGATAGACAGCAAAAGAGAACAAACGTTAAAGCATATATGACCGATTGGTATATGCAAGACAAGTCCACAGGGTTTAGATGGGTTTGTGATCGTGCAATTGAATTAGCAACAAAGAATAATCCCCATGAGGTGGATATGATTGCTTATGATTGTTGGGGAGCAATCTATCGTGAGGGCGATTATACTATTATGCACAATCATTGGCCTCAGCTTTGGAGTTTCGTTTACTATGTCAATTGTCCATCTGGGTCAGCACCACTAGTGTTTGATAAAGAAGTATCTAAGTATTCCGTAGAACCTAAGACGGGTCTTATGGTCATGTTTCCAGGCTGGGTTAACCATTCTGTTCCTAAACATAAAGGTAAAGAACGAATTATGGTTGCGGGAAACCTAGCATTTAATTCATCCAGAAAATGTTAAACCTATAAATATAACTCCCATGATAAAATATAGAGTTATACAAACTGACATAGGGTGCTTATGTAAGAATCTTTCTTATGATGAAGCCTTTGAAGTTTTGCAACAATTCATCGATTCGGGTAAAGAGAACTGCATCATAGAAGAATATGAGTGGATCGATCCTGAGCATTATCAACGACTTGGGCGTGATCCAGACCTACATTAGTCATTATAAATACTTTAACAGAGGAGTATAGAATGGCTGATATGAATTATATGGGACTAGACGGGTTTGTCTGGTTCATGGGTGTGGTTGAAGACAGGAACGATCCTGAGCAACTTGGTAGGGTTCGTGTTCGATGTCTTGGATTTAACTCGCCAAACCTTTCTTCAATACCAACATCTGACTTACCGTGGGCGCATGTTATGCATCCTACTACTGATCCTTCTATGCATGGTATGGGGAAAACTCCTTCATTCTTAGTGGAGGGTGGATGGGTTGTAGGATTCTTTCGTGATGTGGATAAGCAACAACCTGTTATTATTGGAACTCTACCTGGCGTGCCTGAAACTCAGGGTGGTATTGAATCAGCATACAATAGTGGATTCAATGATCCTAGACATAAAAATTCTAATCAAGTTAATTCTGTTGGTAAAAAACAATATGCAAAAGAAGATGATGATGGTGAGACTTGGAATGCTGGTGAATCTTCTGGGCCAATTACCAAAGATGGTGTAAACTACGATCCAAAGTATGGTGATAAATCTTACGGACCATATCCATTGGGTGGATTTGTTAATGGTATTGATGATGAGGATGGAGTGTTTAGTAGAGCATCTGGTCATTCTTTTGGAGAGTCTGACACTAACCGACTTGCAAAAGGTAGTGGTCATGGAATGCTATCTGCTAAAGATAGTGCATATACTAAATGGGTTTTAATACCACATTCAGATCAAAAGTTAGATGAAGAAAATCCAATGCACAAAGGGTATGGTGTAGACCCTGCTGAAGATGAATATGTAAATGGTGGCATTGACATATACGGTAACAAAGAACTATTAGATGAAGCACCTCTTGATTCTGCGAGTAGTTATTCTACAATGGCAGGTAAATCTGATGGTCCTAATGTAGCCCCCAGACAAAGTAGTGCCCCTAATCCAATATTCATCTTAGAGAATAGTGATATAAATGATAGAGAATCTCATCCACACCCAGCTGCTGGTGCGCCACAAACAGTTGATGCAAGTCATACTGCTGATGCTATCAATCCTCTATACTATTCTGGTCAGGATGAATACACGGCAGAGAAGTGGAACGAACCAAGGACAACCGATAAGACTAAAGGTGGTACTACTCGATATGCTGCGAAGTATCCTTACAACCATGTCTTTGAATCAGAGAGTGGTCATATTAAAGAGTATGATGATACGCCTGGTTCTGAACGTATTCATGAATGGCATAGGACAGGCACATTCTATGAGATTGATGCTGATGGAACTAAGCACACAAGGGTAGTTGGTAACAACTATGAGGTTATTCATGGCACAGACTTTGTTAATATCAAAGGTGATGTAAATTTAACTATCGAGTCTAATTGTAAGACCTACATCAAGGGCGATTGGAACATACAGGTTGACGGTAATAAGTATGAGACAGTTAAAGGTAATGTTCATGAGACATACGGAACAACACTAGACAGCCATCATCATGTAACACTTGTTCATGGTGAACGAGAAGAAACAGTAACTAAGAACGTTACTCAGACATATGGTACAACCAGAGACAAACACTTTCATACAAGGCTTGTTACGGGTAGCACTAACGATACAGTATTGCGTAATGTGACAGAGACTTATGGAACACTTACATCTCACGGTAGAAGTACTACTATATCTGGAACAGATACTAAGTCTACAGGACTATCCACTAACCTAACAACTGGTACTTCTTATAATGTAACAACTGGTACTTCTTGGAACCTAACAACTGGTACTTCTTGGAATTATACGGTAGGAACTGCTTGGGATGGTACTACAGGAACAACATGGGATCATGAATCTACAGGTATTGTAACCATCGAAGGTGAGAAAATTGAGTTGAACCCATAGGAGTATAAACTATGCCAGGTATATGTAGAGATACAACCGATACCGCTGGAGCTGCATTGATCAAGACGCAGACTAAGGTATTTGCAAATGGAGATGAGGTTATTGTGCATGGTGACACTGTTACTGCTCACCTAGCAGGATTACATGCAGTTCCACCAACTATGATTGCTGGCTCCAAAAATGTTTTTATTGGTGGTATTGCAGTTTGTAATGCTGGTGATCTTGCAACTTGTGGCCATGCGGCAAGCGGTTCATCAAATGTTAATGTGGGTGATTAATTAATAACCCCACAGATTCGTTATAAATAATAAAAACTATTGGAGTAGTAATGGCAATCGTAGAAAAAACACAAAGCTTTAAAGATTTAACTGCTCTACGAGATTCAGAGAGAACAAATAGTTCCCCATTAAACTCCAGACAATATAGTGATTTAGATTTATTTTTTACAAGACGGTCTAGAGATAGTGATGTTAATGTTTTAACAAATGTTCAAGCAATAAAACGTTCTGTAAGGAATCTTATTTTAACAAACTATTATGAGAAACCTTTTCATCCAGAAATAGGTTCTGGTGTAAGAGGTTTATTATTTGAATTAGCAACACCAATGACTGCTATAGCAATTTCACAATCTATACAAGATGTTATTGCAAACTATGAACCTAGAGCATCTATTAATTTTGTAACTGTAGATGAATCATTAGATGACAACTCATATGATGTAACTATAAATTTTACCGTTATTAATGGGCCACCAGAAACGGTTGACTTATCACTAACAATGGAGGTCTTACGATAATGGCTAATAATCAAAAACTTGAGATTACAGGATTTGACTTTGATACTATAAAAGATAATCTAAAAACTTTTATGAAGAATCAAGACCAGTTTCTTGATTATGATTTTGAAGGTTCTGGTATCAGTTCATTATTAGATGTGTTAGCATATAATACTCACTACCTTGGATTTCACGCAAATATGCTTGCTAATGAAATGTTCATTGATAGTGCATCTTTGCGGTCTAGTGTTGTTTCTCATGCAAAGACTTTAGGGTATGAGGTTAAATCAGCTAAAGCTCCACGAGCAGTTATAAATGTTACTTTGAATGATACAGCCTTATCTACAGCTACTATGAATACTGGTCATGCTTTTACCACTACAATAGATAATATCGAATATAAATTTGTAACTATTTCAGATTTTAGTGCAACTCAAACAGGTCAAGGAATTTTCTTTTTTGATGTTCCCATATATGAGGGAACTTTAGTATCAACAAGATATACAGTTGATAGTTCAGATGTTAATCAACGTTTCTTATTAACGGATAATAAGGCAGATACCACAACCTTAAATGTAAAGGTTCAAAATTCTTTGGCTGAAGAAATTATCGTAACTTATACTAAGGCTACTGATATTACTCAGTTAACTGGAAATAGTCCAGTGTATTTTTTACAGGAAGTTGAAGATGAATTATTTGAAGTGTATTTTGGAGATGGTGTTGTAAGTAAAGCTTTATTTGATGGTAATATTATTACACTATCTTATGTTGTTAGTAATATTACCGAAGCAAACGGTGCATTTTCGTTTACTAACACAACTGCAATCAATACAGTTGTAGATGTTACAACTTCTACTTCTAAAATAGCTACTGGTGGAACTGAGGCAGAAACAATTCAATCTATCAAGCTTTCAGCTCCGCTTAACTATTCAGCTCAAGGAAGATGTGTCACCGAAAATGATTATAAAGTTTTTGCTCAAAAATATTATCCACAAGCAAAATCAATACAAGTGTTTGGGGGAGAGAATGGTTCATTTGATCCTAGTCTTGGGGTAGTTGCAACAGCAGACTATGGAAGAGTTTTTATATCTATTACAAATAATAATGGAACAAATCTAACTACTTCTGAAAAATCAACTTTAGTTTCTGATCTTTCTCCATTTACAGTTGCTTCAGTAACTCCAATTATTGTTGATCCAGATTATCTCTATGTTATATTAACTGTAGATTTTAGATTCAATTCTTCTGCAACAACAAAAACAAAAGATACACTTATAGATCAAGTTCGTACTTCAATTACATCTTATAATAATACAGAATTAGTAAAGTTTAATGCTGTAATTCGACATTCTAAATTATTACAACAAATTGATAATACAGACGATTCAATTCTTAGTACTAACGCCGTACCAAGACTTCAAAAATACTTTACGCCAAAATTACGTGAAAGTTCATCATATAATCTATATTATAACAATTCACTTTATAATCCTCATAGTGGACATAATGCTATGCTAGGAGGAATTTTAAATTCTACCGGCTTTACGGTAAGTGGAATTACCAATGAGCAATTTATAGATGACGATGGACTTGGTAATCTTAGGATATATTATTTAACAGGAAACACTCGAAACTATACCAATGAAACTGCTGGAACAATTAATTATGATACTGGTGCAGTTTCATTAAAATCAATCAATTTTGTTACAATTTCAAATGTTGATGGTTTTGTATCTACTAGAATAAGAATTATTGTTGTTCCAAAATCTTATGATATTGTTGCAGTTAGAAATCAGATTATTGAAATTGATTTAGTAAATACAATTATTACAGGTTCCGTTGATAGTATTACATCAAGTGACTCAAGCGGTGCTATATCTTTTAATCCTACTGGCTCAAACGTAACATCATCAGGAACGAGTTATTAAAAATGGCACCATTTGATTCTGAATTAACTACAAAAATATCTCCACTTATAGATGGACAGGTTCCTGATTTTATTCAGGCGGATCATCCTGTATTTGTTGAGTTTCTAAAAGCGTATTATCAATTTTTAGAATCTGCTGAGATGACTATAAGTGGTACAGTTGATCAGATTTTACTTGAAACTGTAAGTGCAAGCTATCTAGTTTTAGACGGCACAAATTTATCAGGGTCTAATAATGAAGATAGGATTGTATTTGAGATAGGTAGTGGAGGAACTGGTAAGTTTGATCCTGGTGAAACTATAACAGGTAGTATTTCAAAAGCAACATCAATTATTTTAGTTGATGATGATGAAAGAATATTCATCAAAGCAAATACACGATTTGTAGTTGGAGAAATTATAACAGGAAGTACTAGCGGTGCAGTCTCTACTATAATAAAATATAGAGCAAACCCTGTACAGACTATACAGCAGTTATTAGATTATGCTAATCCTGATAATACAGTAGATCATTTCTTTACTGCATTTAGAGATTCTTTTATGGAATCTATTCCCGAAAATCTTGCAGATGGAGTATCAAAACGTTTACTAATAAAACAAATAAGAGATTTATATTCTGCAAAAGGTACATCTGAAGGTCATAAATTATTCTTTAGAATGTTATTAGGAGAAGAAGCAAATATAACCTATCCACAAAAATATATGATGAGATTAAGTGATGGGAAATGGAACTTACCTACTATTATTCGGTGTACAGCTGATACAGCTGGAACAAATCCTAATAATATTATTGGACAATCGATTACTGGTGCTTCATCTAAAACTATAGCTCAAATTGTAAGTATTAATGCATTTAACCAAGGGACTGATTCTGTTGTTGAATTTGGTTTAAGGGCTGATTCTATACTTGGTGATGGATTTTCTGTTTCTGAAACATTTACAGGAATAGATACAGTTTTAGATGTTCAAATGCAGTTTACTATTCAGTCAATTATAATTAGTGCTACAGTAAATGATGCTGGACTTCTTAATAATGTTGGTGATTTAGTAAATCTTGATTCTGATTTTGGTAATGGTTTAGCTAACGCTTCTGTATCTACTATAACTACTGGTTCTGTTAGTGATATTTATATAGAAACTGCTGGAAACGATTATGAGATTGGGGATGGAATTAAATTTATTCCTAATTTAACAGATTCACTTACATCTGTAGGTAAAGCATTTGTTTCTGTAACTGGTGGTAGACTTATTACAGAAGATTCAACTACATCTATACCAGAATTTATTATTAATGAAGAAGGAACTGTTACTCAATTTGTAGAAGATAAAATTATTCTTAATGGTACTGCTATTACTGATCCTTCAGCTGAACCATTTCAAGTATTTGGCACAGATAGAAGATTTAGTGATACTCAATCATATTATTATCCCCTCTATATAACAGAATCAAGAGCTAGTAATTCTAATATAGTTGATGGAGAAACGAAAGCGTTTATATTTGAAGAATTTCCTAGTTTAATTTTTTGGATGCCGACTAATAATCAAAATACTACAATATCTGAACTTAGTACTTCTTATGATCTATTTGTTTCTGTTGGTAAGGTAGAAGATGAGGGGTTTAGTTTAAGACAAGAGAATCAAACAACTGGAACTGGATTAGGAGATAACTTACTATCGGAAAGTGAAAGTTTGCGGCTTGATTCATATTCAACTGCATCTGATGGTGTTATAATTGAACCTGGAGTATTTACACCAAATGAAGCTTCTGAGATAAATAGAATTTTTATTGCTAACGGCGGAAACGGTTATTCTAAATTACCAAAACTTACAGTAACTAGTAGGAATGGTAATTTAGCAGAATTAATTTCTTTAACTAATGATATTGGTAAAATATTAGAAGTTGAGATAAAGGATAATGGTTTCAAATATAATAGTGTCCCTGTTGGATATTTTAATTCTAAGCTTATTCTAGGTGATGTTGTTGGATCATTTTCTAGCGGCACTGTGTTACAAAATCAAAGTGGTAATGTTGTTTCTTGGGAAGCAGATACAAGAGTATTAACCATAGATGGTGATCCAAGAGATAGAATTAATTTTGAACAAAATGAGATATATAATGAAAAGGTACGTTTAGAGAATTTTGATATTGTAGAACCTGGAAGGCCAGATCATGGACAAATTGGACAAATATATAATGTTCAAGAGGAAGTTGATTCTCATTTTCAATTAAACGCATACCAAGAAATAGAAAGTCCAATAAAATTAGAAGATGAAATTGGATTTTTAGATTCTAATGGATTTTCAATAAATATTGATCAGCTTTCTCTAGAGCGTGATCTTAATATTCCTATTGAGTTTGGTATAAGATTAGAATCTGGTTCTGTTATACCTTCTGATGAAGATGGAAAATTTCTATTAAATAATCATTTAACTCCCCTTGGAACCGGCATTAGGCGTGATGGGAGAACAGAGTTTCATTTTATTTTTGAAGATGATACAGTAGGTGTAGATACATTTGGTAATCAAATAATAAGTACTTTACTTTTTGATAATGTTGAACAGGATAGTGGAGATAATATTAGACTTGAAGAATTTAAATTCCGTTTGGAAGTTGAAACTTCTGTTGCAGATTCAACTGATCCTCATGGAACCTTTATAGTATTTGAAGATAATGACCAAGTTGTTATGGAAGATGGAACAGAGCAAAGTGGTGGTGGTAGTGAAAATATAAGAGTTAATTCCTCTAGGACTATGTTAGAGGATGCCACAGAACTTACTGGAAATTTTTTACTTATCAATAGTACTGATATTATATCAGGGGATAAACTTCAATCAGAATTTGCAACTAATATACAAGCCGGTAATAATACTGATTCTATAATATTAGAAGATTCTATAATCTTTAATGGATCACCAAGTTATCTTGTAAATGAAGATTATGGTAATGCGTTAATTTATAATGATGATACAAGAATTTTATTTGAGATTGATGAAGCTCCAGTTGAGGATACTGTCAGTAGTTACGGTCAATCAATAAAACATTCTAATACAACAGACCCTCGGCTTATTGGTGAAGGGTTAGAAACTTTTATTACAGAAAACTCAGATAATGCTGATAGTGTACTCTATAAAGAAAATGGAAAATTAATTTATAATAATGTTATATTTGATTTTGATGACAGTAAAACCGATGGGGATGATCGCCCAGGACTTATAGTTACAGAAGATGGTGATACTTTACTAAATGAAATATCAGGTGATCATGGTGGTATTACTATGATTCTTGATGGTACAAATTTATTAGGTGAAGATGCAGGCGGCGCTATACTCCATGAGGATGAACAATTAAACGGTAGTCTTATTTTAAATGCTTCAGCTATTGATACAGATATTAGTGACTCTCTTATTCTTGAACAAAAATTTGCTTTACTAGGAGAAACAATTTCAGATGGTGTTAATTCTGGTCTTGTGCTAGCTGAAGGAATATCTAATATCATATTTAATATTGGAACTACGGCAACTAACTTAGGTAACTATATTAACACAGATAGTTTATTAGGCCCAAGTATTAATCGTATTCAAGATTCATACTTTTATCAACAATTTTCTTACGAAGTAAGTGTTGGTTCTGTTCTATCTGAATATATTAATGAATTAAAACGTGCAGTACATCCAGCTGGATTCATTCCTTTTGGTAAAGTTTCTCTTTCTTCATTAATAGGTGCTGCAGCTGGTGTTGCAGATGAAGATGCCAATGCGGCTATTAACTTAGGAGTTAATGCTGTATCTGCACTAAGTGCAGGGTTTGATGAAACACTAAGAATGAGTCATGAAGTTCGTAACAACGTTCTTGATACTACGGGGGGAAGTAGTTTATTTGATACAATCATTCTTGAGAATGGCGTAGCAATTGGTGATTTACTTCTTGAAGAAACTGACGGTGATAATCTACAATTTGAAGGTGGGTTAAATATTGCAGTTGAAAATTCACAAAGTTCTGGTGATGGTACTATTCTTTTAGATTTTGGTATTGGTGGTAGACTTTTAACTGAGGATGCTCTGGGTGAATCAGCAAATAGAAATAGATCAATTACACATATCACAACTATAACTGTTACTCCAGATATTATTATTCCAAGAACTACATATGGTGCCCCTCTTGCTTCTTTGCCGGGTTCTATTTTCTTTGATGGACCTAGTATTCAACTAGAAGATGGTATGAGAAATAAGCTTCCTGCCATCATGCAAGATAATCTTATTCTTGATGGAACAGATATCGGTGGTAATGATGCTGGTGATAAAATTTCTTATGAAATAGACCTTAACTTTAATAGTGGTATTCCACTTAGTGCGTTAAGTAGTTTGACATTTGGAGATTTAAATGAAATAGATACCGTAGGGTTCACTGAACCAGCTGGAACATTGAAAACAACTGAAGGTGCTATTGTATTTGAAGAGAGTTCTGCTTCTGATGATCTTGTATTAGAGGCATGGTTACAATTTATTACAGAGGATGGTGATTTTATTGAGTTAGAAACTGAAACAGATACAGGATATTTAATCGGTCCAAGCATTGGTTATGCAGCTCATAATATTAATATTGTATTAGACGGCACTAACGTTAATACGGATAAGAAACTTGTTACCGAAGGAAGTATGATTGAGTTTGAGGATAATACTAACCAAGGAAGTATTCCAGAAGGAAACTTTGGTAATAGAAATATAGCACAGTTTACAAGAGCTGCTAAAATTAATTCTAAATCTGCAACAGATAAATTATCTTTACAAGATGATTATACACTTGGATTAAACTTTGCATTAGAAGACGATAGCGGAATTCTACTGATTAATGGTACATCAGCAATTCTTGATATTGGAGGAAACATTATTCTTGAAGGAACAGACTCAGGAAAAACTGATGAGGGTGATTTCCTAATAATGGATAGGTCAGCTGCTAGTACAGATGTTGGTGATAATATAATATTAGACAGTACTGGCGGCCGTGATGATAATGATAAGTTTATATTTCAAGATACTATTTATTTAAATGTAGTAGGTGCTGAGGGTGGTTCATTCTTATTAGATGGTACTGATAATTCTGGTACAAATGCTGGAGATGACTTATTAGTAGAGGATGGATTATTTAATTTCTTACAACAAAACTCTATTAATCTTTCAGAAGGTATTTCTGGTGAGTCTGGTGGATTACAGTTACCAATATCAGAGATATCTTCTGGTGAGGACGGCGCTGCTGATATATCTACATTCGATAGTATTAGTGGAACCCTTGATTCTACTACAATAACTTTTGATGCTGTATAAATCGTTATAAATAACAATAAGAATAGGAAAAGATAAATGGCATATCAAGGACTAGGAATTGGAACTAACGCTAATGACGGCAGTGGTGACACTTTAAGAGCAGCTGGTGCAATAATTAATGCTAACTTTGGCGAGATTTATAATAAATTTGGTGATGGTTCTGGTTTATGTTCTGGGGTTAGTTCTACTGCATCTGTAATTTCTTTGACTGCTCCTAATATTAGTGGTGTGGTTGCAGGGACTCAAACTTCTGCTACTATCACAACTCTTGCGACAACTACGGTAAATGG